GCATCTGGTGATGTTATTGAGATGTTTATTCTACCAGACGGCGCAAGATTGCTTGAAGGGTCACTAGCACATGATGCTATGGGTTCATCAACAACTTTGTCAGTAGGTTATGCCGCGCATACTAATGCGGCTGGCACTGCTGTTGTTGCTGCCGCTGCTGCTTATAAAGCTGCTGCTGCTTCAACATCTGCTCAGAAGGTAGACATCCTCGCTACTCTAGCTCTAGGCTCAGGCACAGAAACAGACACTAACGAAGATGGAGTTGCTGTTACCGCAACTATGGGCGGTGCTGCTGGTACAGGAAGTATCGAAGTAACTATCAAGTATGTAGTTGACTAATTAGGTTGGGGCGGTTCGCCGCCCCTTCTTTTACAGGATAGGTAGAAATGGCAAGTACAGTTGATATTGCAAACTTTGCGCTTAACAATCTAGGCGCTTCTAACATCACTTCATTAGATGAAAATAGTAAGGCGGCGCGTGTTGTTAATCAAAGATACGAATCGGTTAGAGATACTGTTTTTAGGGCTCACCCTTGGAACTGTCTAACAAATAGAGCAAGTTTAGCTCAAGAAACAACTTCTCCAGCATATGGTTATGCATTTCAATATTCACTACCAACAGATCCTTTTTGCTTGCGTGTTTTAGAATTTAGCAACGGTTCTCTTTCATATCCGCAAGACAACATAACAAATAATTCTGGTGGCCCAGTTTTTGTAATAGAGGGCCGCAAGCTTCTTACTGATGAAGGTAGCGCACAAATTAAATATATTGGGCGTGTAACAGATACACAGCTTTACGATGCTAGTCTAATTGAGGCGTTAGCTGCTAGGTTATCTGCTGAGATATGCTACGCTATTACAGGTTCTACTAGTATGGTTCAGATACAAACATCATTGTATGAAGGTAAAATTACTGAAGCAAGATTTAACGATGCAACAGAAGGTGCAACGCAACGCCTAGAGGCAAGTGACTTTATTGAAAGCAGGTTCTAATGGCACGTTCTGCACCAGCGTTTAGTTCTTTTACAGCAGGTGAGATCAGCCCAAAGTTAGAGGGCCGTACCAATATAGAAAAGTATCGTGAGGGATTATCAGACCTTACAAACATGGTTGTTATGCCTCATGGCGGTGTAACACGTAGGCCAGGCACAGAATACCTTGGAGAGATAAAAAGCAGTTCTGTTAAAACAAGGTTAATACCGTTCCAATTTAAAACGGCTGATACTTACATTTTAGAGTTTGGTGAACAGATTATGCGTGTGTTTCGCAACGATCTGCAAGTTCTTACTAGCTCTGCAAAAACAATTACCGCTATTACTAAAGCTAATCCAGGCGTTTTAACAAGCAATAGCCACGGATTTAGCAATGGCGATGAGATCTTTGTTGATAGCGTTGGTGGTATGACAGAGTTAAATGGACGTAACTATCGGGTAGCGAACTCAACAACAAATACCTTTACTCTTGTAGATTTATTCGGCAGCGCAATTAACACAACAAGTTTTACAACATTTACATCTGGTGGAACTGCGACAGAGATATTTGAGGTTGCAACGCCATACACAGAAGCGCAGTTGTTTGATGTTCGTTTTGCACAATCGGCTGATACTATGTTTATAGTTCATCCAAGCCATCCAGTTAAAACGCTAACGCGAACAGATCATAATGCTTGGACGTTTGCATCTCTAAGCATAAATGAAAATAGCACTCCAACACTTACAAGTACAAATAATTATCCTAGCGTTGTTTCTTTTTTTGAACAGCGTTTAGTTTTTGGTAATACAAACAATAATCCGCAAACATTGTGGTTTAGTAAAAACGGAGACTACGACAACTTTGCTACAGGTACTGGAGACAATGATGCTCTTATTTATACCATTGCTTCAAACCAGGTAAACGCAATACGTTTCTTATCAGCTACTAGAGTTTTAACTGTTGGCACTTCTGGTGGTGAATATGTTTTAACATCAACGAATGATGGACCGGTTACACCTACAACAACACTTATTCGTAAATACTCTAATTACGGTACAGCAGAAATAGAACCGGTACAGGTTGCTGACGTTACTTTGTTTGCCCAGCGCGGCAAAAGAAAAATACGTGAGTTTAAATTTGTTGGTGACGTTAACACTGGCGGCTATTCAGCGCCTGACATGACGATCTTAGCGGAGCATGTTACTGAGGGTGGCCTAGTGCAAATGGCTTTTCAGCAAGAGCCTGACAGCGTTGTGTGGTGTATTAGGGCTGACGGTACGCTTTTAGGTTTAACGTATCGCCGTGAAGAAGAGGTTGTTGCCTGGCATAAACACATTATCGGTGGTGCTTTTAGTAGTGGTCAGGCAGTTGTAGAAAGTATTGCTACTCTACCTACAGACACTGGTGAAGATGAATTATATATGATTGTTAAAAGAACAATTAATAGTGTTACGAAACGATATGTAGAAAAACTAAAGTTATTTGATTTTGGCGACAGTACAACAGGTGCATTTTTTGTAGATAGTGGATTGTCTTATAGTGGCGGTTCAGTAAATAGTCTTTCTGGTTTGTATCACTTAGAAGGTGAAACATTACAAGTATTAGGAAACGGTGCATCACATCCAAACAAAACCGTTAGTGCTGGTACTGTTGCTTTAGACTACGCATCAACATCAGCCGCTGTTGGATACGGATTTGATAGCAATATGCAAACATTACGTATTGAGTCAGGATCTGTAGATGGTATTAGCCAGGGCAAACCTAAGCGTGTTCACGGCATAACAGTAAGATTCTTTGAAACTGTTGGCGCAGAAGTTGGAAATGACAGTGGTGAAGTAGACAGAATATTTTTTAGGGATAGCTCTATGGCTATGGATACTGCTGTTCCTATGTTTACTGGTGACAAGGATATAGAGTTTCCAGGTGGATTTGATGACGATGATCGTGTATTTATAAAACAAGGTCAGCCTTTACCAATGACCGTTCTTGCGTTCTACCCACGCATGAATACATTTGATAAGTGAGTTTAAGTAATGTGTAATCCTTTAGCGCTTATATCAACTGGAATGCAAGTTGTTGGCGGTCTTCAAAGTAAAAAAGCAGGTGATAGAGCGGCCGCTGCTGCACTACGTGCTGGTGAATTTAACGCAAAAATTATTGAACGTGACATTGATTTACTTGAGCGACAAAGAGGAATTGTAAATTCAAATTATCTTGTTGATCAAGAAAGAACGGCAATAGCATTTGAAAGAGATGTTCAAGGTTCAGCAAAAGCAGGTTTTGGTTATGCTGGATTTGATATGAGCCAAGGTACACCTATGTCAGTTCTAAGGCAAAATGCTCGTGAGTTTGATTACGAAACAAAAATCCGTGAGTTTAATAATAAAATAACAAACATGCAGATTACAGATGCTCAAGAAGAAGCAGAGTTAAACGCAGAGTTGTCGCGTATGGAAGGTGGTATGGCTGCTGCATCTGCTCGCGCTCAAGGCACAGCATCGTTAATCAGCGGTTTAGGTGATGCAGCTAAGTTTGGTTATGAAGCTGGTCTTATAGGTGGGGATTAACAATGGCATTACGAATACCAAAATACACATCGCAACTATCTCCAACATCAGATGCCCCTGGTAGATCTATTAGTGCAAGAATGTCTCCTAGCGCTGTTGCTCAAGCAGAGCTAGCTAAAAGCGCACCAGCTTCAGCGCTTATTCAATCAGTCGGTGCATACGCTAAGATGCGTTACAACGCTGAACAAGAGTTGTTGTTAAATGAAGGGTTGCTAGAGGCAGAAGAAGGCATACGCCAGGCAGCTTATGATCTTGAACGTGAAAAAAAACTAAGTAATGTTTTTGGTGGTGACAATATGTGGAAATCGCAAACAGAAGATTTGCGTACACAAGTGTTAGATAAAATTGGAACTAACAGATTTACACGCCAAAAGTTTATGGATCGTTTTGATCAAATGGAACTTACTAGCAGGTTTCAACTTAAAGATGTTATTGACACTAAGATAGAAGTAGCGGCGCAAGCTAGTCTTGCACGTAGACAAGAAAATATAGTAACAGAGCTTTCTCAAAATATATATCAAACAGGCGCAATGATTGATTCATATAATCAATTAGTTAGCGGCATTCAAAGTGATATATCTACAGGTGTTAAACAACAAAGATATAGCGAAACTGGTGCAACAATAGCTACATCAAAAATGAAAATTGATATAGCTAAAAATGTTGTAGGTGCTTACGTATCGACAACTCCAAGCTATGCTTTAGGTTTACTAGAAGCTTTAGAGGTTCAAGATTTATTAAATGCTGGAATTGAAGTTGATGTTGAAGACAGGCCTGTTTTAGATGGTGGATCTTATGCGTTACACACATTGCAAAACATACCAAGAGATGAAGCAAATAATATAATTAAAGATGCATTAACTGAAGCTGCTGCTTTTCAAAAAGTACGTGATGACGCGCAAGAAAAAAACGAAAAAGCAAATGAAGAATTGTTAAAATCACAAAGTGCAGATCTTGATGAATTAATGCTTACAATCGATCCTTTAAAAATATTTTCTTTAGAAGACGCGCAAACAGGAACTGAAGCAATTCTTGGAGCAGATTTTGAATTTAATACAACAGATACAGGCAGAGTAAGCGGTGCTGAGATACTTACTAAATTAAGACAATGGGCTTTTGGAAATCTCGATGTAACAGAACAAAAGAATAAATTTTATTTAGCAAGAATAAATGGTGCAGATTTAAGGCCTACAATATCTCAACCATTAACAATGGAAATGTTAACAAAAAAAGAAATACTAGGAACTTTAACATTTAATGATGTTGATAATGCTAGCGCTGTTTTAACATCTCCTGACCAACAGCGCTTGTACCAAGCAGTAAGAAATAACCAAGATCGTGGTGTTTCTAGAGCTAAAAATAATATAAAAAATGCAATGAAGTACGATGCAAATTTAATAAAAAATATGGATAATGATGCTGCTGAAAAAATAACAAATGAAATAAGTAATTTGTATAGGCAACTTGATACTGAGGTTGATAGACGTAGGGCTGCTGGTGAACCTATGACACAACAACAAGTTATTGATTTAGGTAATAAATTAATTTCTGAGGCTCCAGGTATTAGAGAGATACTTAATGACGAATACGCAAACGCAATTACAGATGCTACATTTCAAAGTTTACTGTCTGATATTATAACGCAAGCTGAAACTGTTCCACAAGAAAAGCGTCCGGCAGAAATTATAAAATTAATTGATGACATGACTAGGCAAGGTAATGTTGCAGAAAATGTAAAAAATGCGTCTAAAAATTTACGTTTGCATATGTTAGATTTGAAGAAAAGATATGAGGGTCTAGCAAGATGAACCCAGAATACTATAGCATTGATGAAGAGCTTGATAAGTACGAAGAAGCTGCAAGATTTAAAGGCGCAAATTTTCCAGACACGCCATCAATGG